AGTGCTGTTAAGTAATATACCTGTATCTGCAACATGGGTAAGAGTAGTGTCTGTATCTGCACCAAAACCTAATACTGATGCGTCTGACTGTAATGTTAAATCATCATCTATAAATAAATCAGGTACTGCTAAATCTTGTAGCATATCATACACTACGGCACCTGAGCCTGCTCCATCAGTAGCTATCATCTTGACTTGCCCAGCAAGTATCGCTACATTGGCACCACTACCTTGTGACATTGTGAGTGTGTAGCTAGTTGCGTTTTCTATAACCCAAACTTTAGAAACTGTGTTTGGTGCTAAAGTCACAGTACAAGCTTGACCTCCACCTGTGAGTTTAAGGTACATTCTTCTAGGTTCACTATTAGTTTCTGTACCATCTGGTATAGTGAGGGTATCAGTTGAAGCGTTAGCTACAGCTTTAGTTGCATAGCCGAATGCCTCTCCTATGAGAGTCAAATTAGTGTTAGTAGTAGTACCCCAAGTTCCACTACCGTCTCCAGTAGCCATTTCATTTAATCTTAAATTATTAACGTATGTACTTGCCATTTTCGTCTCCTATGTGATTATAACCTATTTTTCATAAAAATTAAGCAACTTCTTTCCAATTTGCTGTTTGTGCGTCATCAATACTACTATAGTTTGGTGTTTGTGTGGTACTAATTGCACTATAATTTGGTGTTTGGTCATCTGCAATAAGTCCCCAAACATTAACTCCTTGTATTTCTCCTGTTCCTACAACTCCTTCTACAGTTACTACGTTAGCGGCTATAACCGTTATATAACCTAAAGCTGTTGTTCCTTCATTTCCTGTTACTGAAAGTATATTTTCACAAACTAAACTTACACTTCCTAACGCGGATGTTCCTGCATTCCCTGTTACAACTACCGTTGCTCCTGCAGTAACTGATTCGTCTCCCAAAGTACCTGCCGAAGCAGAACCAGAAACACCAGTTACTGCCGCACCCATAGTAATAGCATTACCTAGTGCGGATGTTCCTGCGTTGCCCGAAGCGGAAATGTTAGCTTCAGCAACGACAGTTTCGCTACCTAACGCAGATGTTCCTGCGTTGCCTGTTGCTGATATATTAGCCTCAGCAACTATAGTTTCACTTCCTAAAGCAGAAGTTCCACTTACTCCCGTAACAGCTATAAGGGCTGTGGCTACTACTGTTTCACTACCAAGTGCAGAAGTACCTGCAACTCCCGTTACATTTACTGTAGTTACTGCGGGTTGACCCCAAGGACCAATCCCCCAACCAGCACGACCCCATCCAGCCATTTATTAAGCTATTCTTATAATAGCGTTTGATGCATCTGCTGTAGGAAATTGGATAGTAAAATCTCCGTTGGTAGATGTTTTATCTCCACCAAATGCTAAAATAGCAACAGCAGGGTCTCCTGATGCACTATCATTAAATATCATTGCTCCATTAGCAGTTATAGTAGCAGAACTAAAAGTTAAATCTGCAAAATCAGTTAATGCAGTTGTTCCTGAAGTAGTTGGCGTAACATTAGTTAACGCACCACCTTTAGCAGTATAGTTAGTTCCACTTACTTCATTACTTGTTGTATATGCAGTTGTACTAGCACCTAATGATGCAGAACTTGTATATAAAGCAAGATTAAATGTATTACCGCTAGTTGCAGTAAAGTTGTGTGTAGCTGTCATCAATTCTTTTTTAAATGAAGTACACATTGCTTGGGTTATTGCCATTACAGCCTCCTTATAATATCAGCCATATCTTTATGACCTTGTTTTTCTAATAAACCTGCTACTGTGGCTCTATCGCTCATAATAGCTTGTTTCAAATATAATAAAACGACTTGTGTCATATTATCTTTAAATGCTCGTGCCTGTGCTTTTACCATAGGGTCTGCATTATCGCTAATACTAATAAGTCTTTCCATTATTCTTTCAGTCCAATATTCTGGACTTAAACCTTTATTTTTTGTTGTTTGAACATTAACGTCTCCCATTGTTGTTTTTACATCAACACTAAACACTATCTACTCCTCTGGACATTATTTTTATTTGGTCATTCCTAGCTTCATCCCTTACGTTTTTAAACTCACCTAATAACTTTAACGTAGCTAGTGCTTCTTGAAATTTATTTTCGTACAACCCAACAACATCAGGACTTTGTTTTAAAAAGACAGCACCTTCTACTAAAGAACCATATAACATGGCGTTAGGAGCATTTTCAGAAAGCCAACTTTGATTACTATCTCCTACTGTTGTTAATGAAGCAGGTCTATAATTATAATGTAATTCTACAGAATAATTACTATCAGGTGTTGGAGCAACTAAAAAACTATTTTCATCAAACTGTGAATAGTAAAGAGGTTTGCCTGTTGTTGCTGCTGCTGGGGTGTAATCTCTTATAAATGAAACTTGTTTTAATAATAAGTAAGAATAATTATTACTTCCGTCTATTACAGCTAAACTATACGGAGATAAAAAATCATCAGGCATCGATAAATAAGTGTTTCCTGATGTAAGATTTCCATTAACATTTTTACGAAAAACAGGTAATTCAACCGATTTTAATATACGTTCTTCCGTTGTTTGAATAAACGTATCTAATGTACTTGTAAATGTTGATTCGGTACTATCTAAATAATTTTGTATTGCGGTTTTTAATCCACTATATGTAAATCCTGCCATTATGTTATACTCACTGTTACGTCGCCTACTGCCCCAGTTATTTCTTGTCCCTCTAGTGTACTACCTATTGGGTCACTTTTAAAAGTCATTCCTGCAGCAGAAGCGTTATTTGTTATTACAACACCTAATTGTGATTTAGGTAATTTAACTTCTGGTCTTGGTTTCCAAAGAGCTTCAGCATCCGCTCCTATATTTGGTGGGTCTAATTGTGGGTGTTTAGGCTCATAACATTCATCACAAACTCTATTACCTTCCCACGTCATTTTTGCAGTTTTATAAGCAAAAGCCCAACCGCACGTGTCACAAACAAACTTAGCGTATTTACCAGAAGCGTAACTCATTATATATACTCATGTTTAGGTACTAACCTTAACGGGGACCTATCCTCATCATATTTAAGAGCATTTAATAAATCCTGCTCATATTGTTGTTTTATTATAGGCAGTTTTTGTGTATTCTTTTTTAAGCATAAATAATAAGCTAAACCAGAAACTAAACAAGGCATAAACCTACTAGGTATGTCTATGTCTTGTATCGCTGCATCTGCATCCTCTATTCTACGCCAAACATAGTAAATGAGTTTGTCAGTTGAATTCTCTGGTGTTGGATAAAGATGAATTACTGGTGTTTTTAATCGTTCTAACCAATATTCTGTGGGTCTAGCTTTTGTTGCCTTATTAGGAATACCTACAAACTCATTTCTGTCTATTCGGTCTATTGTATAATCAGTAACAACATCACTAACTGTCGTTTGTATATAGGCGTCTAAAATATCAATATCGTATGCATTGATAGTATATTCACTTGTACCTTCTGTTAATGTAGTGGTTACTTTAGCAATATTCCACATTTGAATACCTCTGTTTGACCAATCAGCAAACATAATATTCAAAGAACGTCTAGCTGTAACAGCGTCATAAGACGTACGAGCTTCCAAACCTGCAAGCTCGTACGCTTCTTCAATAGCCGTTGCTACATCTAAACTAAATGTGCGAGTACCTGAAGTCGCCATGGATTATGAACCTGGAGCTTCGTAATACTTTAAAAACTCACACCAAACAGTGTATTCATTACCTGCATCAGAAGTTGAAGGAATAACTAAAAGTACATCCCCCGAATATCCTGAAGCTGCAGTATTCTTTAAACCACCGATATCACTAAAATCAAATGAATTATCGTAACCAAGTGTTAAAAAAGTTACATCTGTAGTAGCGTCCCAATCAAGAGAAGCAGGAGCATCAGGTGCCCCAGTACAAGTGTACCAAATTTTGTTTAAAGCAACATGTGTACATGACTCACCGTTTAAAGTTGAACTATTTAAAGCAGAAACGTCCACTAATGTTGTACTACTAGCACTTCCATCTGATAAAACAGAACAATAAACAATAAGTTTTTTCTCACCGTCTAATTGATTAGTTGGTCCTGTGACTGTATTAGCCATAGTTTACCTCCCTTACGCGTCTGCGAATGGTGTAACTATAGTGCCTGAGCCTAAAATAATGCCTTCTACAGCATACTTAGCAGAAGCCATAGCAGTTACTTTTACAATACTACCTGCTAGTCCGCCTTTAGTAGAACCATTCATAGTAATCACATCGTTAGATGCACCAGATATAAATGTTTTACCTGTAGCATCGTCTTTACCTGTATAAAGACCACCAACAAATTTGTCAGTGCCGTCAGTTAAAATATCCATGTCTGTTGCCGCTGTTTCGACTACAAAAAAGAAAGATGCACCTAAATTATTTGTTTGATTAGGGTCATCGTCTCTTCCTGGTGCAGTCGCTACAATACTAGGTAAAGTAAATTTACCGTCTGCGTCATTACAAGTTAATATTTTGCCTGCATGCGAAGCTACTGTAAGAGTAGTGTCTGCTGTCAAGCTAACCACGTTTGCATTACCTGCCGATATAAATCCCGCTAAAGATTGTACGGGACCTGAAAAGGTTGATTTTGCCATACTAAGTCTCCTTAATAAACTCTATCGTCTTGGCTTGTCTGCTAGGGCAGTCGATAGATAGTTAATATATTCCCTAGAACTTTCCTCATGATATACCATAAATTGTAAAAAAGAAAGGGGACCGAAGTCCCCTTAAATTTTCACGAAAGTGAATTATGCTCCAGGTGAACCAAAGATACCTCTCCAGTCACTCCAACCAAAGCTGTAACGTTCTCTAGCTTTGTATCTTACATTACCAGTTTCGAAGTCGCCTTCCATACTAGTTGATACAGGAGTTCTAACGAAATGTTTAAGTCCGTTAGGAACGTCAGTTTTGACAAACCAAGCGTCAGTATCTGTAAGATAATGATTTACTACATAACCTTCAGAAACCATTCCCATGTTTCTGATTGCGTTAATATCATTGTCTGAAGTACCAACTCTTCCAGGAGTTTCCATTAATCTATCAGCCACGAACTGTAAAGCAGGTGGTATGATTAATTTTTTCGCCTGTGCATTAACCTTAAGATTTCTTTCATCTTTAAAACCAGCTATATCAATTAAAGCTTGTTCAAGAGAAGTTTCATTAAGGTCTGCAGCTGTAGATAGCTCATTAGCCAAATCAACATTTCCTACAGTAGGATGGTCTGTAGCACAAAGCTCTTTTCCATCTCCACCAACATATGAAGAACTAAATGCATTGTTTAATACATTAGCTGCTTTCACTTGCTTAGTTTGTTGCATTGACCTAGCTAAAGCTCTTGTGTATCTTGAAGAAAGAGTGTCATAAAGATTATCCTCTATAGCTTCTTCAGTTAACGCAAACGCTAATGCTATGGTTTCATGTGTGAAACGTGATGTCCAAGCTTCTTGAGCTGTATCATAAATGACAGCGGCTCCTTCGCCTTTAGTCGGTGCTTCACCAAATCCACTTAACATTACTTCTTCCTCGAATGCTCTTTCAGAACTCTCGGTGTCGAAGATGTCTTCGTGCTCGTTATTATATCTCTCATACTCTAATCCAAAGAGAGCATGGAGTCCAGGTACTAGCTCTTTGACTAGTTGGGCTCTATTAATTGCCATTATTTATTCTCCTTAGATTATACAGCAAAGGTGTTAGTTGGGAATGTGAATAATCCTCTCGCGTAAGCTCCTATAGAGTTGCTTGGCGTGGATGAGAATCCTACACATAACGCTACACCACTTGATGTTGTTGCAGTTACACCTTCTTTTGACCTACCGTTGGTTGAAGAACCAGCTGTGGTAGATAAAGTGTATTTGTTACCGATAAAGCTTACTGCAGGGGTTCCTGCTGTAAATTGTGCTTCGTATACAATTCCAGGGTCATTGTAGACGAGAGCTTCTGCATCGGCACTTCCTTGTGTCGCCGTAGACGCAGTCCAACTTTTTGAAAAAGTCGGAGTACCGTCTGAGGCTGTATAGTATACCCCGTAAAATACACCTACAGGCGTATCAGTCGCTCCTGCTTGTTGAACGTAACCACTTGAAAGAGTAACTACATCGCCGCTATAAATAGCAGTTCCGTAACCACTAGCGATTCTCATTTTTGCAGGACGAATAACACCACCATAGATGTGATACGCAGGGGTAAAACCATCTGGTTTATTTGTATTAGCCATGATTTTCTCCTTTGTCTAAATACATTGTTATTATTAAGTTCCTTTATCAGTAGGTTTACTACCGAACGCGACTTTAGAAGTCCTTTGGATATCACTATCTTTAATAGGCATTCTAGCATCGCTTTCTCGCATATAGTTGTGGTCTACTCCGTCCATAGCTGATTTTGCTTGGTCTTGAAAATAAGCTGTACGCTCATTTGCGGTTTCGACTGGTACTTTAGCGAGGATTAAACCTCCAACCCCAATTACTCCTTTATTGCTTCCGTTATCTATAGTAGGAGCTTCGAAATCAGGATAATCTTCTGCTCTCACAGGCTCATATCCTTCTCTAATACGTTTAGACATATTAGATTTATCATCGTTGCCTCTAGTAGCTTCACGAATCCACCTGAATTGGTATCCAGGAGGTGCTTCTGGTGCGTCTAACATTGACGGGGGTTTCCAAGGCGTTCTGCGAGTTTGAGAGTCTCGTGTCTCTGCGGACCTAGAGTTTCTGTCCGTTACGACTTCTGTTGTTTTATTTTCGTCTGTCATTTTATACTCCTTCGATATGCTTAGCATATTCTTCTAGTGGCACATTAAGTCTTTTAGCTATCGCTACTTGACTTGGTGTCAACTTAATTTTGCGTGATGATTTTTTACCACTAGCACCTCTGCTACTGGCAGCAACCTGTTGCACGGGGGCAGATTGCTCTTCTGAAAACTTGTGTGGAAAATTATCTTGCATACGTCTATCTACTTCAGCATAATAATCATCAGAAGAAGGGTCGTAACCACTTTCAACTAATTCTTTATGTATTCCAAATGCTGCAAACGTCATTGCTTGGTCATCTCCAAACCATTTATTTTTCTCAGCCCATTGTTCTGCCTTAGGGTCAGGTCCTTTGGTCTGAGGTTGCAATGTAGGTTGATAGTCTTCTACTGGAACTTCTTGAGAAACATTCTTTTCTCTAACTGCTTGTTGTGCAGATAATCTTCTAAGATTTTCTGCTTCAGCACTAGCTCTAGAAAGTTTTTCTGTTGCTTCAGCTACAGCCTCACCATCTCCTGCATCTTGAGCCTCTTTTAATAAAATTTTGGCTCCTGCTATTTCTGATTGTACCCTATTATCGTACTCTTTGAAAAGGGAAGAATCAGAATTCTTTAATTTTTCTTTTAACTGAGTATTATTCTGGGTTATGCTTTGAGCATAAGTAACAGCTTCATCTCGCTGTCTTTCTGCTTCTCGCATTTTATAAGTTAATTTATCAATACGTTTTTGTACTGAATCACTAACTTCGTCTAATTCGTCTTTTTCTTCGACGACTTTTTCTTCCACAGGTGCTTTTTCTTCTTTTACAGAATCATCAACATCTGCTTCATGAATATCAACTTCCCCTTCTGGAAGTTCTAATTCTATTTTTTCTGCTTCATTATTTTGCATAATTTCTCCTGTTAATTATGATATTATTGCCTCTGGGTCATCAATAACAGCAAGTATCTCATCGTCATTTAAAAGTCGCATATCGCCACCTTCTATTTGAAAACGAGCACCAGCATATCTGCCAAAGATTACCCAATCACCTTGTTTGCACCAAGCACCTTCGGGAAACTTAATAGTATCCGCATAGGCGTCTGGACCTAAAGCAATTACATGACCTACAACAGTTGACAAACGTTCTTTATCTATAGTTTGTTTTGCTATATGTATGCCGCCTTTAGTTACGCTTTTTTGTGCAAAAGGTAAAATTAAGATTCGATACCCCGTAGGACGTGGTAACTTATCTGCATGAGATTCGTAGTTTTCTGGCGTAATATCGTTTTCAGATAATTCTTCTTTTAACGCATTACTACCAAAATTATCTACTCTATTTGGAATAACTTTGTTATTCATTTGCATCCTCCATATTAGAATGTAAAGATTGAATTTCTTGTTCTGCGAAATTCAACCCTGCTATTTCACCGACTATCCTTTGGTATTGTTCAAAATTCTCAATACTTCCAGAAGCCAACGTTTGCGTGAGAGCTTCTTTTCTCTCACGGTATTTACGAAGCAAATGCTCCGTAGCTAAGATATAGTCCACTTATTTAATTGACCTATACCAAAGAAGTCCTTTAGTTTGCCCGTAAGCTGCTTTTACTTTAGCTTTTTCAGGCTTATCTAAGCATTCACCTGCTTCGATAGTTTTAGTTTTTGTACTATCTTCTACACTTGGAAAACTAGGGGCTGCCTTGGTTTTCTTAGGTGAAGGAGAAGGGTACTTATCGTTATCGTAATAATCACGCATTATTTTTCTCCATTTTTATTTCTACTATCCCGAACAGTTTTAACTAATTCAGTAAAGTTCTTATCAGCATCAGCTTTAGACTTTTGCTCTAATTCTTGTAAATCAATAGCAGCTTTAGTATCTTCTTTTCTAGCATCAGCTTCTATTTTCTCACGTTTAACTTGTGCATCTAGTTCAGCTTTTGTAAGCTCTACTTCTTTATCACGTACATCTTCTTGTTCTTTTTGCATTAACTGTTCTTTTTCTAATTGTAGTTGTTGCTGGAACATTTCCATTTGTGGGTCTCTTTGTGCCATCGCTTGTGCTTGTGCCATCGCTTGTGCTTGACCTGTAACTTGTTGTGTTGCTTGTGCTGCCATAAGAGCTATTTGATTCATAACTTCAGGCGGCATTTGTCCATCTTCCATTTCTGGTAAAGGCTGACCTATAGCTTGTTCTATTTGTATTTTATATAACATCGCCTGATGTTCTTGTATATTTGCAGTTATAGCTTGTATTACTGGGGGATTTGATTGTACCATAGGGTTTTGTAAAAACGCACTATGGCTAGCTATATATGCTTCATGGTTTTGAAAATCAAAAGCTTTTATTGGGTCTCCTGTTAACGCAGCTTGTTGCTCACTAATAGGGTCTCTCGGAGGTACTTCAGCTTCTGGAGGTAATAATGCGTCTATGTCTTTAATATTTAAAGCTATATACATTTTCTTGTAAGATTCTCTTAAATCATGTAATTCTGGTGCTGCTTGTGCCATTTGTAGTTGTGTTTGGGCTAAAGTTATTCTTTGCGTCATACTAAAAATATTAGGGTCGCTAACAGGAATAACATCTACAGAATTATCAAAATCTTCTTTAAATACGTTTTCAGACGCACCTTGTACTTGATATGGGTATTGTGGAGGTAAAAATTCCCCAAATACTCTTTTTAATATTTTAAATTCTGTTTTTTGAGCATAATGTAATCTTTTGTGAATAGCGGACATAATTCTTTGTCCTTTTTCCATTAATGCAACTGTTGTACCTACAGGTGCCTCAGAATTACCGTCTCCTGTTGGGTCTTCTACTGTAGCTGCAAATCTTTTCCCAGATTCAACCAATGCTCCTAATAAAGTAGATAATGTTGCACTTGGCTCTTTATAGGGCAAAGGAAGGAAAGCATCTTGTAATCTACCACCAGGAGCATCGACATCTCGCCATTCTCCAGGCTGTAACGGGTCATCATGACGTTGAATATTCAATCCTCGTGATTTAAACCCTGCTGGAAGGTTAGAAAGTGTTCCTGCGTCTATTAATTGACGTAAAATCGCTGTAACTGACTTAGTTAAGCCCCCCATCATGTGAATTAAGCCAAAACCGTAAAATCCAAGTCCTGGAAGAAACTTATAATGCGTAAAATGTTCGATTTTCTTCTTCATCGGGTCTTTTTCGTTATAATTTGGTCTAATTGCGAGAATTTTGTTGTTATCTTTACAAATAGTTACAATATACGGTAAAGCTACCCCTGTTTCTTCCCCATTTTCGTCTATATCTTGATATCCTTCTAAATCTAGGTCAACATGCATCTCTAAAAGAGTGAATTCTTCATCAGATATCGTTCTACTGATACCTTGTAGCTCATCTATCTTATCATCAACGTCTGTATTCTCTAATCCGCTTCCTGGAGACGACATTTCAACGTCTTTATAGAAACCAGACAGCTGTAATTTACGTAATTCGTTTTCATTCATATGAATTACATGAGTAATTCTAGGAGAAGTTAATAAATCTACTGCGTAATACGGAACAACTAAATCTTCTGACTTAACAAAACGTGCTACTGCCCGTCCAACTGCAGGGTCGTAATAAACTTTCTTAAATGCAGAACCAGATAGTGGAAGATAAAATAATAATTGGTCCATTTCTGGGTCATATTCTTCCATTTTGTAAGTTATCTGATAATTCATAAAGTTTTTAACTCTATTTGCTTTTTCTAATTTAGCGTTATCAGTCATTCCTAAAACTTCTGTATCAACAGGTCCTCCTGCTGGTAATAATTCTTTATACGCTTGTGCTTGAAATTGGGTTACGGCTTCTGCGAGTATCGGATGATGAACTCCTGACGCCCCAATAAACGGTTGAGAACGAGAATCCGCATTTATTCCTAATAAATCTAATCCTTCGGTATAAGTTTGAAACCAATCATTACGTGAATCTAAATCTTCTTCAAAACTATTTATTAATTCATTAGCAATAGTATTTAATTCACGCTCGTCTAAAGTTTCTGCTAAATTTTCACCAAACTTTGACGTAGCTTGGTCAGGCATTTCACTGCCTCGAATAATTGAGCCGTCAGGTTGTACAAATAATTCTGTTTCTTCTTCCACCTGAGGCATAATTTCAAGTTCGATAGCTTCTTCCTGCATAGGAACAGCTGATAACGGTTGTTTCTCTATAGCCATATTTTCAAATCATAACCTATTTTAATTAATAATAAACCCTTTCACCCACATAATGTGTTTCTTCTTCAAAATAATCAGTAGTTAATTGTAAAAAACCACCTTCCCTAAACCTCGCTAACGCTAATGTTGTTGCGTCAACTAAGTCGTCATTTTCACCTGCGGGAAAATCTGAAACTTCTTCCATAAGTTCTTCGCCAAATCTATTATCAGGCACCCAAACTCTTCCATCTTGAAAAATTGGCGATACAGAATTTAATCTAGCTATTTTATCTTGCCCTTTTCCTGGACTAAATGTATTTACAGGAATACCAACTCTACGTAATTCTTGTACTAACGGAATACCACTAGCTTTAGCTTCAATAATTACAGTATCAGGGTCCCAATAATCATATAACCGTAACGCTTCTGCTTTTAATTCAGGAAAATCAAAACGTTCTTTTATACAATCTATTAAAATTAAATGGGCTTCGTTACCCGTATACATTTCATCCCCAATTTTACCTTCTGGATACCAAACTCCCCATGTTGTTATAGCGGTAAAGTCAGCTCTTTCTGATTTTAAAAATGCAGTATCATAAGACTGGATTATATATTCACATTTAGGTGGTTTATTTTCCTCCCAAATCATAAACCACTCTTTAGGGATAATTGAAATACCTTCCCCTGTAGGTCTTTGCATATATTGTGCCGCCCATTTAGACGGACTAACGGACGCTTTTATACTTTCTAATTCTTCTAACTTCCAAAATTCTTTCCAAAGTGGGTTACCACTAGGTAAAATTGCAGGAAATTCTATAACTTCCCATTGGTCAGCCCCTTCATCTTGTGCCATTTTCTTAATTAATCTACCTGTTAAGTCTTTTTTATTCCAACGGGTCATAACTATAACGATTGCACCTCCAGGTTGTAACCTTTGACGAGGTCCTGCCATAAACCATTCGTAAGCTTCATCCATCGCTTTATCGGACATAGCGTCTTGTTCCGAATGTGGGTCATCAATAATAAATAAATCCGCACCTCTACCCGCTAACGCACCACCAATACCTGCGGCATAGTATTCACCGCCTTTATTTGTTAACCATTTACCTGCAGAACGGCTATCCGCTTTTAGTTCTGTATCGGGAAATAATTCTTTATATTCTGCACCGTCAATTAAATCCCTAACTTTTCTACCAAAATTAACTGCAAGGTCAGCGGTGTGGGTTGCTTCTATAATTTTTAATTTAGGATTTTTCCCTAAAAGGTAAGCAGGGAACAAATGTGACGCAAATTCAGACTTTGTATGTCTAGGCGGCATATTAATAATTAAACGTTTTAATTTACCTGTAGCAATATCATCAAAAGCTTTTGCCATTTTTACATGGTGGTCGCCGTTAATAAATTCTTTCCATATAGATTTAACAAAATCCATAAAGGTACTAGTTGCTTTTTCTTGAAATTCGCGTTTTTCTAATTCTTCAAGTAAAACAGTAAACTCTTTCGCTTCAGCTTTATCTAAATGCGAAAGGTCTATATTTTTTAAAGCTTTTAATTTATCTTTATTTTCCACTTAGTAGCTGTCTTATAAAATCATCAAGTTGGTCATAAGGTATTTCATCTGTGATTTCTAAATTTTTAGGGTTTAACGAAATTATAGTATCGCTTTCACCTTTCATTGCTCTAGGTGGAAAACGTAAAGCGTCATAACCTTCTTTAGTAAAAATATTGGCTATATCTTGTGAAAGTCCTGAAGGTGTTTTATTTATACTTCCTGGACCGCCTCGTAATATAGTATCTAATTCAAAACCTAATTTATTAGATTTCATTAAATCACCGATACCCATATCAAATAAGTCTCTACCAGGACCTACAGCGGAAGGTGATGTCGAAAGATTTTTTTGGATATCTTTTAATTTTTTAAGTAAATCGGGTGGAATATTATCAATATCTAAAATATTTTCAAAATTAGGGGTTATAACATACCCTGAACCTGGACCGCCTTTACTAGGCATTCCTTTTGCGAACATTTTAAATCTAGGGTCTGTAGGGTCTATTAAAGAATAAATACCTGAAGATGGAACAATATCAGAAGCATCTGTAATATCAAAATTTTTCATCCCACTTTTATCGCCACGAAATAATGCACCTTCAGGTGGAGCTTTATACGTATATCCTTTAGGAGGAGGAACATAATCATCCTCAATTCTAAATTTTGCTGCTCTTTTTGCTTCTGCTGCGTCTAGTTTTTTAAGTTGTTTCTTTAATCTATTTACTTCTTTTACAGAACCCGCCATTTCAGTAGCGTCAGCCGTTTCTTGTATTTTTTGTTCTCTTTTTAATCGTTTAATTATATCAGCTCGCTTTTTCTGATATTTAGAAAGTGCAGCAGACATAGCAGTAACCATATCGGGGGCTATACCACCACCAGGAATATAATCTAAATATGATAAAGCTTCTCCTAGTTTATCCCCTCTACGTTCAGCTAATGCTTGGGATAATCCAGGAATAAAATCTCCAAGTCCCATACGTTCATCGGTACCTATAACTCCTGCTAAAAGATTTTTTAAAGGGTCTTCCGTTCTTGTTGGATTATTTATATAATCGAAAAAAGAAGTTCTCGAAGAATCTCCCATTCTTAAAGGTTTTATTTCTTGGGTTTGTTGAGGGGTGTGGAATAATTCATCGCTTCTACGTAAACGTAAATCATTATTCATTAACACATCCGCTATAGAAGGCTCAGCCATTTACAAAGTATATGTTAAAAACCTGTCTTTTGTAAAACGATATTTACAAAATAAAAGTAAAGTAGTTAATCTTTGGAATGGGATTCTTGGTTCGCGGCGGATTTTTTCTTATCTTTAAATATTTTATCGAAGTTAGCGTTGAACTTATCACGGTCCACGGGTCGTGGTCTGCTGCCCTTACTCACTTTTGTTAGAAGCACCAAAATAGAAGCTTATTACGGCTGATGCTAAACCACCTAAATAACCGAGTACCAAATTTATTAACGCTTCCGAATTTTGTTCAGGGGGTTGTATAGTAACTAAAAAGATATAACCTAAAAACCCACCAATCATAGCTATTCCTATAATACGGGCTGTCCAATCTTTAGAGAACATACTTCTAGCGTGTTGTTTTTCTTGCGTTTCTAATTTAAAGACATCAACGTTAAGTTCTTTCATTTTAACTTCGAAATCTTTTTCTGCTTTTTTAATTTCTAACAACTGTTCGGGAGTTGCGTTTTGCATAGCGTTTTCTATAGCAGCTTGGTTATTATCTACCCCTAATACTTTAGCTATGACCCCGCCTGCCATGCCGCCCATAGGACCTGATAAAGCTGAGCCTAATGTTGGAGCTACTGCTCCTACTATATTTTTTAACATATTTTTCATAACGAAAGTATAATCGAAAAAAATTTTTTCGCAAAATTTTTTCACTAGGGACTTATTTGTAAAGTAGTTGCAAAACTGAGGCTGAAACTAAGGTGCGTGGTGTTGGTGCTAGAGGCTAGCGGCTAGGGGGGGATAGGGTAGTTATATAGGTTATACAGGCATAAAAAAAGGGCTACTGATGTAGCCCTTGTATGAATAGTAAGTTAGTTAATTAACTAGCTGAAACAATGAATAAGCTAGTTAACGTTGCTCTATCAAAACCTTTGTAAGTCTTTTCGCCTTTAAGACCTCTAAATTTTGATAAGTAATGATTTAATACAACTGTAGCATCTTGCTCATAGTTATATAAATCAGTCCAGCGATTATTGAGTGATAACATAGAACACTTACCTAAATCTTCAGTTATCTCATCAATATTCATGATAAGTAATTGAACTTGCGTAGGCATAGTGTCAATTAACTTATCAGCTATAGCATGATTAACAGAAATGATTGCTTTATCATGTAAGCCGTTACTACCTTTACCAACAGATACTCTATTAGCATACCTTGATACATTCTTTTTCTTGGTTGTATCAACCTCAACGCTTTTAGGTGCGTTAACCTGTTTTTTCGTATTCATAAGTATAACTATACGCTCATTAGACTAGTTGTCAATAGTTTTTGTTAAATTAGTTAAATTAATTTATATAGGTTATTTAGGTTATATAAGTTAGTTAATTATATATAAGTTATTAAGGTTATATAAATTAGTTAGGTTAGTTAAAGAAATTGATCAAATAAGCGTAGTTAGGTTAGTTAGGTTAGTTAGGTTAATGTTAGGATTTTAAGATTTGTAGAGCGAGCGAGCGACGGACGGATTACATTTTTACCAAAGAGGGAGGGAGGGTGGGAGAGAGCAGGCGATAGAGTGAGCGATAGAGTAGATTGAGCGATAGAGTAGAGCGATGGATAGAGTAGAGCGGAACAGACACAAAAAAAGGCGACCGAAGTCGCCCTTTTGGAACCAGTCAATTAGTCTAGCTAATTGTTACTAATCCTTCTTCGATGAGTCTAGCTCTGTAATGAGTCCAGATATCCATCGGTGTTTGGACTGTTACCAGTCCAGCTTTATCTAAAGCCGAATCAGTCGAACCATCAGTTCCAACTAACTCACCTAATGTAAGACTGTAGTCTTTCGCATTAAGTAAAGCTTCGATAATCTTTCCAGCCTGAGGTGGAAATTTCCCCGTAGGTGTAGCAATCAATGTGACTACTGCACTGTAATCCACAGAACTCTTTTGCGTCCCCGCTTTAAAGTTCTTATCAATTTTCCCTATTTCTTTCATAATTTCTCCTTTCTAATAGGTGGTAGGCTTTATTACCTAACCATCCCTATAGTATAAGGGAGATTGGTACCAAAGTAAAGCAGTATAAAGAAGCTGTGAAATCGGGAATTAAACTATTCGTATGCAGTCAGCGACGGACGGAAAGAGGGACTGGGAGAGGGATTGATGGACTGATTGATAGACTGATAGAGCGATAGAGTAGAGTGATAGAGTAGAGCGATTAATCTTTGGATGCAAAGTCTCCTTCTATGATATTGGACTCCGTCGCTCTTTTCTTTATCAGCTGTTCGAGGCGAGTGAGTATGTCGTCCTTTGACATCATATCAATCTTTGCAGTCAATATTTCGCGTCTATCGATGTAGAGACCACCTGCTTTCCCTCGATGGACCTCTGCGGTAATGGCAGCGGATATCTGTCCCTGGTCTTTGGCTTCTTCTCTGAGGTCGTGGAGTGTAGATAAATGATTCTCTAGGGAAACTGCATCTCTTTCTGAAGCTGCGATTTCCAAGTCGATGAGGTAGTTTCGAACAACTGGGTTATGATTGAGTAATACGCTTCCTTGTGTCTTGGCACCCTTCCTATCCTTCGTATACCCTGCTTTTATGGCGGCTTCCGTTGCTGTTTGACCTTTGAAATACTCTTTACAAAATTTCTTCTGTTTTGAGTTGAGTGGCTGCCAAATCTTACCCTTATCATCTATGAAGCCTTTACCATCTTCAGTTGGCATGAGTGAAGTATATGTTAGCTGTTTCATCTTATCTCCTCGTGTAGCAAATGATATTACTATATTATTATAAAATAATCTATTTTAATAGTTTTTCTCGTGCCCTCTAGAGAATCTTACCATAGTTTCTAATAGATTAATAGAATTCTATTAGTTTTGAGAAACCAAAGAATAGAGTAACCAAGAGGCTCACAGAGCCATTCTATTAGTTTATTAGAGATATTAGTAGTTTTAGAGATTTTTTTACAAAAACTTTTTTATTTTACAGAATAACAATACATATAGATTTAATAGAACATAAAAAACCCCCGAGCCGCTGACCACGGCACGAGGGCATTTAGTAGATAGTCTTTAGTATCTATCTACGAATATGCTGGCATCATCAGTATCTAAAAGTGAACCAATGATTTCCTGCACAGTTTCTTCTATGTCTGTATCAGCGTTAATCTTATAAGTATTAAAATATTTAATATCAAACATATCCGACTGGTCCCAACCTTTGGCAGTTATCACCATAATACTGTCATCAGTCATATTTTCTATCTCGTCGCCCAACACTCTCGTTTCTTTCGAATACCCTTTCGGTAATTCATACTGTCGCAACGCTATCGGAAATAAATTCGACGTCTCGGCTAATCTATCGAATTCTTTCTTAGTCCATATAAAACTATAATTACCCATAGTCTCGTTGGTCACATAATCAATGACTAACGGTCTATGCTTACCGTCTTTTATATCGGTATTATAAAAACTAATACTCCACTCTTTTACATCACCCCAGAAATCAGTCGCTAACTGCCAATAATAACTAGGTGTAATTATATTAGCATTTCTCTCATGACAGTAGGTCGTTGTAACACTTTTCCAATCGTCAGTCACTTTAATCGGAACCATTCTACCAAACCATCCACTGTCGTTAAATGCGTGTAATCTCATCCCAACAAACTCGTTGTCGAAATGTTTTCTAGTAATTTCCAACATTTTATCCACTAGTTTTACTTTTCTAGCTAATGTTTTCAAAAAGTCTTTATATTTATATTTATCCATTCTCTCTCTCCTTTCTAATAAAATCGTAAAAATAATTTTTTACCCTTATATTATACTAAAGATTTACCAAGGAAAGTAAAGCAAGCTGCGACTTTTAGAGCCCTCACCACGTTACGAAAGCTACGAGCATAAAAAACCCCCGCATAAAGCGAGGGTCTTTAAAGTCCGCTAGTGGTTTATTCGTAGACTGGTCGGTGGCTCGGGAAGTTCTGTCCCATGTGGTTAATCACCTCTATGAAAAACTTCGAGTCGCTGCACCATCCTCCGTTAGGGTCCTTCATCTCGTTTTCCACTTTTTCCGAGTAATCGACGGCTTCCTTGTGGTCTTTAAATCGGTAATTCTGAATAAGTTCTCCTGTAGTGAACCACCATCCTCCTTCTTCAGGTCCGCCGTATTCTCGTTCAGTTCGATAAATGTTAACATACCATTCTATGTGTTCTGGTCCAGTAATCGAACGGTCAACCCGTCTATTCGGGAATAATACTATCGGTCCTCTATACGTATCACTCATAATCTCTCCTTTCTTTGAAAATTAATATTTTTTAACTATATAAGTATAGCTACCAGCAAAGCGAAAGTAAACCAGTAAACCAACGTAGGATTATTTAGGATATAAAAAACCCCCGCACTAGGCGAGGGTCCGCTTTTTCCCTAGCGTGCTCCTTTCTATTGTTGCCAGTCCTCCCATGTAGGTAGTCTAAAGGTTATCCCTAAATCGCCACCTTCTTCTGGCATTCTTATCGTAAGGTAATTGTAGCCGTTGGTTTTATTCACGTGGAAAACAAAATGTTCGTTGTTTTCTTCGTATCTACCTACTTCTTTACCTAAATCTATGTTAGGGAAATCGCTAGCGTCGGCTCCTTCGTAGACTTCGCCGCCGTGTTTAAGTTCTGTCCACTCACCACTATCGTTGAGTTGTTTTCCGTCCATGTCGTAAATTTCTATGTTTTTACTCATGATTGTTCCTCCGCATTTCCGTGTTTAAATTCTAGCCACTCACTCCTAGTATAATTTCTAACTATCGTAGGTAAGCGTAAGCTGAAACCCGTGCCTCCTGGATACTCAAAATGTATGTAGTTATGTCCGTCTCCTGTTTCTACATGGATGTGAACTTCGGTGACAGGGTCTAACTCTGGGTCATCATCAATGTTTTTTAATGTTTGTTCAAAAGTGCCTAAATCTTTCGAATAAACTATTTTATCCGTAACGTCAGTATACTTATCTTCGATTCTTTCTACAGAATCACCATTACTAATTTCTATACCGTCTTGTCCAGTCGGTATAAATCTATCATCCCAAGTATCTATAATCAGGTCGCCCGTATTACTCATGATGTTACCCCCCATTGTTCGCCGTCCCAAAGCTGAGTGCCATTATCGAATGTAAGCCTAGTGGCTGGAAATTCTGGCGTGCCTCGTTTGGCAGGTTCTATTTTGACAACCTTCATTGGGTCGCCGTTTGCGTCAAGCCACTCTTCTCCTATAAATAGGTGGCGAGTAATCTTTGATTTACTTCTATAGTTTTTCATAATCTCTCCTTACTATAAAATGGGAGTCTTTTTTTGTTACAGTCGACTCCCGTTAAACTGTGGGAGTCCTTCTGTTACGGTCGACTCCCGTTAAACCGTGGCATTGTCTCTGGTTCGCCACTCCCGTCTATCGTTAAAAACTATTTTTAACTATATATAGTATAGTTACGAGTAAAGGGATAGTAAAGCAACCTATGAAGCCATAGATTCAACAAACGCAGTATCTTCAGCAATCATATAATCAGCCATTTCGACGCACTCATTTTCGGATAAAACCGAGTTACAACGCATAAACGCATAGACTGCATGGAAGCCATCGTTACCATTTATACGCAATATAGTAGAGCTACCGACGTTGTAGAAATCTACAATTACCCGAGTTGAGCCGTTCAATTTTTCGCTTAATTCTTTAGGGTAGGCTTTACTAATAATCAAAGTATCTAACGGCTCGTTAGGGCTATTACATTCTTCGAATCTATCTTTTACTGTATCGTTCATAAAATTCTCCTTTCTTTTTTAATACCCTTATAGTATAGCTACCAGCAAACCGATAGTAAAGCAGTATTCGAGCAGGATTAATTGTAAGACTCTAGCCATAGCACTCATGCCGAAAAAGCCCATTTACCATTTAAAGGAATCTTGAAATACTCAGTAAGAGCACTACTACCCCACGAACCACCTAAAGACATAGCCAAATAATAGAAGTCTTGATTAGATGCATGAGCTACTTCGATAATACTATAACCACTATTAGAATCAAAAACAGGAAACATACAACTATCGTAGATAGTGTGCCATGTCACATCTGTGGGTAGGTCTTCCATGAATGCCTCAAAGTGGTCTTCATCGTGTCCGTCACACTCGCTAAAGTGGTAACCAATCTTATCGTCGTCAGTCAAATGACTCGTAATACTTTCGATTATATTTTCAACTCTGAGTCTTTCAGGGTCGTTCTTTTTCTCGAATACATCTTCATGTATTAGTTCTTTTTTAGTTATTTCTGTCATACTTCCTCCGTCTTTGTAACATCCATCCAATCAAAGCCGTCTCTAGGTGCAAAATATCTTTTACCGTCAGTGTGGCTGACTGCGACTATCTCTCCGTTGACCATAGTAGCTATAATCGGGTCGTCCGTAGTATCAGTTGTTAACATATTTCCTACCTTATCTTCTAAACCTTCAGGTGCATACATCAAATCAAACACTTTATCATATGCTTGTATCAACTTATTCGCTTGGTCTAGTGTTACATATTTCCATATCAAATGGAATTTACCGTCTTCTGCATAAGCATCACTCGGCTCGGGATAAACCCTCAATTCAAATATTTCTGTATTCATATCTTTCTCCTTTCTATCGTAATAATAATTTATTACTTTATAAGTATAACTAGGAGTTTTACCAAAGTAAAACAACCGCCGACGCTAGGAAAAGCCAAGCCAAAGCTAACCAAAGTCCTTCGTTGTTATTGTTCATTATTCTGAGTAGGTTGCTGCTTTTCCATAAAATCCCATCTTCTCTAATTGTAGAGCTAAATCATCTAAATAGTGTTTATTACCACTTTTTCCTAATGCTATCGATAGAGGGTCGTCCCACGAACTGTAGGTAGCCATCAACATATCGCGAGTAGCTTCTTCTGGTATAGCTTTGATATAAGCTATAACTTTCTTTTGTCCTGCTATCCACGTTTTTTCGCTATTAGTTCGATATTCGATTTGTATTAGTTTCAAACCATTCTCATCTAATAATGATGGTTTGTAATTACCTCTACCTAATATTTGTATATCTAACCCTGATTGCGGGTCTAAATCTCCTAAACTCATATTAACTCCTTTTTATAGTTATAATCACCTTCATTCATACCTTCAACCCATGTCCACTTTCCATCTATTTTATAAAGAATATCTTTAAAACATGAACTGCCGTGAACAACTAGAGCAATATCTCCACACCAACCTGGACAATCAGGCGTGTAGTTTTTCATTACTGCAACATTAACTAAATGGTTTGCTGTAAGCTCACCTGCTCCATAACGTATATTTAATGCTTCTGCAATATTCTCTAATTCTTCTATATTCATACTTCCCCCTTATGGTATTTTTTAGATTCTGGATATTTATCGGTAAATAGTTCAACTTCCCGTTTACCACATATCTCGCACTCTAATACACTTTGTAATACTCCGTCTTTAGTTATTTTATAACTATTCCTTATATCACAAGGTCCAATACTAATTCTTCTACCTTTACAATCTTCGCTATAAATCATAATCTACTCTTATCTAGGAATTTATCTTTAATTGTTTTGGTTTTTATCCAAGCACTCGCAATAGCGATAGATTCATGTTTACTTATATCAAACATTTCTCTTAACATTTTTGGTCCGTGCATCATATTAAAACTGCCTTCTTCTTGCATAGTGTCCAGCATATCGAAATATGGTTTATTTTCATTATTCATAATTTTCTCCTAGCCGTAGGCTCTTAATGTTAATTCTGCAACAATATCGTTACGCATTTTTCTCGCTTCATCTCGTTCTTCTTGCGTTTTACTTTCGTCGTCAGCAAGAGCTTCGAGTTCTTCGATTATTTCTCTATATGTTTTCGCCATAATAACTACCTCCCAATAGTCTTTGTATCATTTAATGTTATATATTGATATGCACCTTTATTATACGCTGGTGCAATCTGGGTTTTACGCTGTTCAGCTAATCGCTGTGCAGCTTCCTCGCCACACGATGTGCAGGTCGAATAACCTAACTTCGCTCGTGCGGTCGGTATTTTATCTCGGCATAATGAACATATCATATAATTCTCCTTTCTTTTATTACGCTATAAATAGTATAAATACGAGTAAAGGGAAAGTAAAGCACTACCACCATACGTGCATTATCGCACCACGTTTACCAGCAATACCGAGTAAAGTCGCTAGGTCTTTAACTTCGCCGTATGTATATTCCCAACCATGTGTTGTAGTATATATAATATTATCATCATCCATATCTAACCAAGTAGATTCATCCTCAGGGTTTTCGGTATTTGCAAAAACACCACTTTCATCTCTAACATCATATAAAAATGCTTCTAAAACTCTAGCTTGTGCTTTTAATTCATCGCTTGTGACATAAGGTGGGTCATCACTATCGTCTTTATGCCAAATACCGCACCCGTGAAAGTTTTCGTCGGACATACTCATAAGGTCATCAACTAAAGGCTCGTATGCTTTACCTCTAAATGAGCCATCGCTACCATGACCACTCAACATACCTCCGCAAAGGTTGATATCTTTTAAACGTTCATCATCTTCGTGCGTAAACGCTTTATCATGGTCGTTACCATGCACTATATAACAATCTAATCCCATTATAATCTCCTTTCGTTAATTATTATCACAGTAATTAATACTGCTGCTAGTATCGTATAGCTTATTATTTCTATTGTGCTCATCTTCCTTGCCCCCTATATGCTTTATATGATTTTTTACGTGATTTGTTCATGTGGGATGTAGAAATTTTAACTCTACGACTTCTCCCACCTGTTCCTTGTGAAGTGCATTTTTTAATATGCTCTATACCTGTAAGTGTTCTAGTTTTCATAATACTCCCTTAATAAACCAATCGTTTAATAGTAGTTTCTTGACCTTCGTCTTTTACTATATATCTATACAAACGATGTAGAGTTTGTTCTTCTTCTTCAAGACTATCACGTTGTATTATAGCGTTTTGCTCACTACTATGTGATGAATGAAGTTGCCAAACATCTTTATCAGTTTCGTCAGTTCTTTGTCTTAATACTTTGTAGCGTAAGACTCTTTCCTCATGGTAATGGTTACCTTTTTCGTCGACATATAATCCGTCGTCTACTCTAGTAAATTTACCTTCTGGTTGAATTGTAATTTTCATAACTTTCTCCTTTCTTAAAATTAACTATAAATAGTTTACTTACCAGCAAAGCCATTGTAAAGCAAGGCGGGCAATAGGTGAGTATGAATACAGGTGGAAACATTATAAAACCACCATAGGAGCTCCCTACTGCCCTTGACTAAAAAGGTCGGTGACGAAACGTGCAGTTGGCTTTTCAGGGACTGCTTGTCGTATACTACCATTCCTGTTCGTCACCTATCTTATATGCCATCAAGTCTCGCCACGCATCGTATTTTAACTTGTATCTTCGCCTACCCTTATTTGAGGAGCTTATCCCCCTGCTTTGTAGGTAGCATATAATGTTTAATCTTTCTTAAATAATCCGTCCTCCAATTTTCCTGTGCGGTCTTTTATTTCATCCCACACGTGTTCTAAACATTCTTCAAATGTCATATTATGTTGTGCTGCTAGTATAATCAATACTACCGCACAATCACCTATACCATCCATAACTCCTTGTGAATCTTTATAGGCTATAGCTTTCACGGTTTCACCTACTTCTTCCATAAGTTTCATAGTTTGTGCTTGTATATCATTATACTTATACGAATAACTAGTGAAGCCTTCGATTTTATTCAGTAATCCACGGTCTTCAGCCCATTCTTCTACTTGTTTAATTTTATCATCTCTCATACTTTACCTCTAAATATGTATTTAAGTGCGTTAATTCGCCATTTACTCAGATGTCTCAGATGCTTCGGCACCCAATCCATCGGTTTTTGGGTAGAGTTCGTCTGCCCATTTTTCTGCTTCTTGTTTAAGTCCTTCATAGACCATCTCCTCATTAAATTCTCTAGCAACTCTTTGTAATACGTGTTGAGCTTTCCAATTAGGTAAGTCTGGTCGCATTTCCATAATATCTGTAACACCTATACATAGTTGCAATTTTACTAAATATGAATTTACTTCTAATAATTCAGCTTTCATTAATAACCCTCTGTCATATGTGAATAACAATTTTTGCCATTTAAAGACAATGGTAAACCACAAAGACATTTTTCTTCCTCTTTGTAATTAGTATCAAACCATACATCAAAAAAGTGACTAACGTCTGCTAATGTAATTTTAGTATAAGGCTCATAAATCCTGTGGTAGTCGTAAATAACACTCCAACAAAAATTATACGCCTCTAACCTGTCTTCATCAGACATATCTAAATAGTAGCTTAACCTACTGATATGCCGTAATGTTTGCTCTTTAATCTGCTCTAAATTCATTTTTGCATTGTGTATTGTTCAGCAGTAACTGATACTTCATCATTTATCTCTGTAACTGGAATTATCGGACTTACTTTTTCTAGCTGTTCTAAACGAGTGTTCAAAGCTTTTATAATAGACGTTGTCGTTTTGATTTGATGAACAATTTTAGCCTGATTATCTATAATTTCAGAAATTGTTTCTTCTATTGTTTTTAATACTTTTTCCATAATCTTCTCCTTTCTATAATGGCGTTATAGCCTATAAATAGTATATAAGCCATAAACACCAAAGTAAAGCACTAATAATACCCCCCGATTTCCATTCCAGGCTCGTCAAACCAAGCAGTTATCTGAACGCCCATATCTTCAGTATAGATTTCACGCAACCTATCTATTGCTTCTTCTGGTGGCGACCACGCTGTATCAAAATGGTAATATAAAACAGTATCGTCATCCATATGAGATAACTCATCACTATAAGTATTCCACTTCGTCCCCCAATTTCGTATTTGCCAAGAATACCACCTATCATCTTGTTTACCAGTGCTGGCAAATTTCCAAAATGTGCCGAGTGCTTCTGGAAATTCCTCATCTTTCATAGGTAATTCACCAACTTTACCAAGTTCTGATTTTTCTCCTATGAAATTAGTTTCTTTACCTGTCAATGGTGTTTTTTGCCAATTAGGTTTTGGAACTATATTATTTAAATCGAAACAAGTTTCTTCAGAATGTAAAAATTCTTTTATTTCTAAAGCTTGTTTTACTGTTTCACACTGTATTTCTACACGATTTTGACAATGATTTGGCATAATTAACTCCTAATTGGGAAAAATTCCATATAAGGCTCTTCTATATGACCTTCTGGTAAGAACTCAACTTTTTCAAATACTTCTGCAGAACTTAATGTAGTTCCCACACTTTCACCCTCATCGTTGTGTGCGAGTATTAGTCCCATACCTGCTAAAGTTTGTTGTCCATATTTAAAATATCGATTTGGGTTTTTAAGTAAACCTTCATCATCTACATACATATCGTTAGTATCATCTATCCTGACACAATCGAATGTTCTACAGTTCAAGAGATTATATAGTTCTTTATAATCCCCGTTGTAATCTACCTCTGACACGGATTGGTCAAAAGGGTCAATTAATATCGCTTTCATAACTTTCTCCTTTCTTTATTAGTTATAGTTATACTTTACCTACGAGCAAAACGAAAGTAAAGCACGGTTATTCCATATCTTTTTCAGCAAACATAGTATCAATAGTATCAAGCATACAATTAATAAAATCGGCATTGTCCCATGTTATTTCTGGTTTTGCTAAAGCTCCATCAGCCATATCGTTTACCACGACATTGTTGAGTTTACGTGCTAGTGCTATGCTATTTGTCTCTAGAGTAGAGCCATCATCTTTAGTTATTGTAATTTTCATATTTTACTCCCATAAATAAAGGTGTGGTTATAAGGTGTTGTTCATAGGATGCTTATATAAACCCATCCAACAGGAATATTCCTTTAAGTGCCATCCTGTACTAATCGCTTAGTGGCACACCTTATAATCACGTGCTGGCTTTTGGCAAGGTGCCAGCAAACCACAGATATGATACTACGCTTTTGCGAAATATCCCTCATCAATAAGTCTTTTCGCATAGAATCTAAAGATTCTTAACGGGTCTTGACCTGTTGTAAGGTTACCTGTTTTCACCGCAAGTGCAACTAGGTCTTGAGCTGTGAAACTAGAAGAATCTAATTCACTCTTCTTTGCTTCGCTCGCAGTCAAGATTAAAGCTCTCATTTGCGGTGTAAAGCCTTTAGCTTCAGGCACAGTTCCAATGAACTTGTATTGAGTTCTAGCTGCTCCTTTGCCTGTTGTTGATACAGGTTTTGGCACAGCTGTCACTTTAGCCTTGCTTAAAGGTTTTGCAACTGTTTTAGCAGATGCAATAGGTGTCTTCTTGGTAGAAGACGTAGAAGTTTCTGCTGTTCGCATATCTTTCTCCTTTCTTACTGTTAATATCACCTACTCACATATAATGCGGTAGAACCAACTATAAGTATGCCTACGATTATACCGAAAGTAAAGCAGTATAATCATAGGCAGATACTTAATCTTTTCTCCAGACTCTGACACCTGATATTTCGTTTTCTAAACGATAACGAATAACAAAATGCTGTTCTGGTTCTTGCTTTTTACCGTATGTTCGAGTAGCTTGTGACAGTCTATTCTTCATACGTTGAGCATTATCCTGTTCACCTAACGGAAAAAAGATAGAGTCTCCAACATCCATTTTATCAAACGGATATTTCAACTCATTCCTCATATCGGTAGGTAATGGAATGCCTTTATCGATTTTCACTTCATTCATTTTAGTGAACCTCCTTAGGGTCATCAAATTTAACTAAATTATTTTCTTCCAAATAATTTTTCCAAAACATCAAGATTAACGACGGGTCTTTAATAGTCGTTAGTTCTTGACAACCTTGTGCAATCATTGCGTCAGAAATTAATCGAGCCAGTTCATTTTGACCTGACTCGAATAATCCTTCCCAAGCTTTTTCTAGAATTTCAGCGTCTAGAAAATACGTTTTAGGTGTTTCTGCCATTATGCAGCCCTTGATAGAGCCATATCTAATGCTTTAGCTTTTCTATTAGCACCTGCACCAAACCATGCACTATGTAGAGCATTACCCTCTACTTGTGAAGTCCTAAGATGGTCTTCAACATAGGTCACAGCATTAAATGCACCCCACCAAGTATCTTTAGCTGATTTAAGGTTTGCACCTGGAGAGTTGTAATACCCTTCCATAGCTAATGAAGGAAACTTATTAAGTTTCTCTGCTAGTGGTTCTTGTATGCCGACAGCTTTACCCTCTGAACGTAATTTTTGTTCTAGTTTATATTGCATAAGCATATCTGGTTGATATATTTCTGCAACGTAATCTATTACGTCAGAATGTTTAGCTTTCGCTTTAGACAGAGTTGTAGCGTATTGCTGAAACTCTTGCATTTTAGTTTCAGATAATCCTAAAGCTTCTTCTGCAGTTTTAATAACATCGTCATTAAAGTCTCTAACATGAGGCATTCTAAATTGATTACCCCCTGCTTCTAGAGCCAATGTGAGAGTGTTATTACATACTACTCTTATAGGCGTTAGTTTTATCGTCATCGATTTCCCTGCAACGTGTGGTTGATTAATTAAGAGATAGCCTCCTATTTTATCACCACCAGCAAGTTCAAAGTCGCTTGAGATTTTAGCTAAACCCCAAATTTCTTTGCCGTTTCTTAAACTACCTGCAGTTTCCATGGTCATATTACCAGCTTCTGTAAAGCGTTTAAAAAACTCAAATACTCTCTCATTTTGGAAAGGAATATAATTCCTACCACAATGTGAAAGTATTGTATTGTCGCTGTCACGAACAATGTGAAAGGTATCTTCAGCTTGAATTAACCCGACATCGTCGCTCCAACTTGGAGAGTCGATAGTGTAGCTTGGACGTTTACTAACAGTCCAGTCTAAATCTGCCGCCTCCAACATTTGCAATGGCGTAAGATTAGACTCTACCTCGACACCTAATTTGTGCCAAGGGACATCGTTCGCCCACGCTATTGTTTCTATATTATGTGCCATATAATTCTCCTTTCTGAAATTTAATATGGTTGTAAGCCCCACGCTTACCTTTATAATAGTATATAAGAAAATTATGAAAGTAAAGCACTAGCTAGAGCATCCCAATCGTAAGGAATAGTAAGCGTAACAAGAGCTTTATGATTATAACCTTCATTAATTAAATCTTTTATTCCTGTAAGGCTGTCTATATGGTAGAGCTTGATTTCATCGTTTTTTCTAGCCATGACGAATACCTGTCCGCCGTGCATTGCTCTTTTTGCCAACCAAGACACTTGCATTGGTCGTAAAGTAAGTTTATTACCTGAATGTATTTCTTTTAATTCTATCCAAAACTCTTTTCCCCAACCACAGCCGTTAACGTCAGGCACACCTGCACCTGTCATACCTGTTTCAATCCTCTGAAGATGAACGCCTTTTAGATTTTCTCTTATTAAGAGCCAGAGATTCTTTTCTTTAGCCATTGTTCTACTTGAAATAACTCTGGTTTTTTAACATTTTCTTTATAGTATTTTCTGTGTGCTTTTCTATATTTTTCAGGATTAGCTTTGTATCTAGCTTTTTGTCTTGCATTTATCTTTTCTTTATTTTTTATATGATATATCTTGTTTCTTATACTTCTATCTTTCTTTTGGTTTTCGGTTAGTTTAGCTTCACGTTTTTTAGCTTGTTCCATTTGATAACTTACGTCATGGTGTTTATTATATTCTTCTTGAAAAATTGTTAAACCGTCAATAACTACCCTAGCTTCATATTCATTTCTATCTTGCACATACTGTTCATGGTTAGCTTCCGCTATGGCAAATATATCTGGGTCGACACGATAATCATCTACAGCGTAATTATTCATTGTAACATGTGTCTCATCATGTTTTATAGAACTTGGAACTGTAGAGAGACCTCTTGGTCCACCTGCCCATCCGTCAAGGTCTTTGTAAACACCTTTATTGAGTTTAGCTGCTCGTGTTGACATTGCTTTAGTTCTGCAAGTTTCACTACAGTATTTCCTTTGTTGACCTATAAGTGGTTTGTCACACTTCGGTAAACTGCATCGTAGGTATGTAACTTTCTCTTTTTTACACATATTAATAGGTTAAGCGAGAAAAACGCCAAAGTAAAGCAGTAAAACGAGCAAAACAGCGTTTAACTAATTTTAAGCCGTTTTAAGCCCTGACTAGAGCGTCTAACCCGATAGCCTTAACTACCTTTGAAAAACGTCTCCTGCGTAATCTGGGAGAGCCGATTTTTTAAAAAAGCCTAGTTTTTTAGAATTTCCAGTCCCATCCGCTATGTGGAACTACTGATTGGTTATTTTTAGCAGTTTTAATACCTTGTTTAGATAACCAGTCATTATAAGCAGGTAAAATGTCATCAAAATCCGAGTAGAGTGAATTAAGTTCCGACCATTTATTACGTGCAACTTGTGTTCCAAGATAATAATCACCATCACCTAATTTACATCGGGTTATTATTTGCCATACTCTTTGTTTAGTAATATCGTATTCTTTACCTAGTTCTTCTAACGTGGTGGTAGAGTTACTCCACTTTTCATACATGCTTTTATATTTAATGGAGTTTTCTTTTGCTTTTAATTGAGAGATACCTTTCATCTTTTTATTTCCTTTGTTTCGCCCCACGATTCGCCTAATTCCATATCCACTAATAGGGGAACAGCAAGTTCGACACAGTTCTCCATTATTCTTGTTACTGTGTTAGCTTGTTCTGTGTTCTCTATTGAAATATCAACTTCATCGTGTACTTGTAGATGAGGAACTATTCCTTCCTCCCATAGACCTATCATTGCTAATTTAGTCATATCAGCAGCTGAGCCTTGTATTAAACGATTTAGAGCTTTGTAAGTATAAGACCTTTTCAAGTCTTCGCCATATTTTTCTTTTGCCTCATCTAAAGGCAGAGGTAGAGTGCGTTCATATCTGCTTTCCCACAAATCAAAACGACAACGTCTACCTGCAAATGTTCTGATGTAGCCACGTTCCATAGCTACTCTTGCACATTGGTCTTGTAGAGCTCGGATAAAAGGAACTTTAGCGTGATATTGTTGAAACAATTTTTCTGCTTCTGTATCATCTAATCCTAACTCCTTAATTAGTTTAGTTTTACCCATACCATAACTTAATCCTAAATTAATAGTTTTTGCTTGTTTACGTGGTATATTAGCCATATCTGCAACAATTTGGTGAAAGTCTGCATTATCTTCTGTATACTGTTGTACTGCGTCCTTTGCTCCTGTTAATTGCATTTGGTTAGCGTAATGCACTGTAAGTCTGGGCTCTTGTTGAGAATAATCGAACACGCCCCATTGACAACCTTCTTCAGGAATAAATAATGAACGTATCAAATTACCTATTTCTGGGTCACGAGCAGGAACTTGTTGTAGATTTGGATTACTATAACTAAACCTACCACTAACTGTCCCTCCTCTATCATTACGCATAGGATGAGCCTCTGCGTGTATTCTGCCATTGAAAGCGTGTTCCATAATCATCTTATCGATAAAAGTAGTCCTAGCTTTATTGAGTTTTCTAGCTCTTACTATTAGTTGTGGAAGTTCATGTTCATGTCCTTCTAACCAATCTTTCTGAAAACTAGCCATACCTTTTTCTGTGCGTGGGTACCATAATTTATTTTTATCAAAAATATTTTGTAGAGAAGCATTAGCCCATAAGTTCACATCACTACCATACTTACGTTTTATCTCTACTTGTATTTTTTGTTCTTCGGTGGATAACTGCTTACTAATTTTTTCTGCTTTTTCTTCGTCTACTCTAACACCTCTCCACCTCATTTCTATAAGTAGAGGAATTAGTTTAGATTCTGTTTCTAATATCTTTTCTAGATTTTGTTCAGCTATTTCTATTTTAAGTTTATTCCATAGTTTTAAAGTCAACGCTGCATCTTGTTCACCATAAGGTCCAACATACTTTGCGTGTAACTTATACATTTCTGATTTAGGATTAACTCCAAAAGCTAATGATGCATCTTGTAATAAAGATTCATCTTTCTTTTCATCACAATAAAAACTGCCTAGATTATCTAATGAGTAAGAAAACATATTTTCATTGATTAACGGAGCAGCGACTATAGTGTCAAGTATTTTACCTTTGACTATAATCCCTTCTCGCCTTAACCAACCTACGTCATAGAGTGCGTTATGAAATATAACTTCTCTTTTAGTAGAGTTGAGTAGATTGGTTAACCACCTTAAAACAACACCTTCGTCTAAATTACCTCCTGCCTCATGTCTAATGGGGAAATACCCTTTCCATGATTCAGTAGCTACTCCTATACCTACCACATGACCCCGACCTGTAGCCCATCCTGGACCACAAGTCGTGAGGTAAGGGTCATAGGTTTCTAAATCTATCGCCACTGTTTCTGTTTCAGAAAACTGAGGAAAAACATCTGGCGTAGACCAAGAACTCTTAGGAGCAAAAAAATCGAAAGGTCGTTGTTGCATTATTACTTTTTCTTTTTAGGTGCTTTGCCCCCTACCCATGCTTCGTTAACATCTGGAGTAGATTTATCATCAGCTACAAATGTTCCTTTTTTAGTTCTAGCACGTTGCGGTTTTTCAACGATAGGTGTGTTAAATTTATCTAACTTTACTGTTCCCTCTTTAACAGCTTTTTTGATAACTTTAGCTTTAGCAACTTCATCAACTTCTTTTGGTGGGGGTGTTATCCAGTTAATAAAACTTTTAAACCAACTCATATGTCCTCCTCGTAGGTGTCATTACCTACAGTATCATCATTATTATTATCTACTTTTACAACTTCAGTTGTGTTTTCAGTTTGTAAAAGTATTTCCTGTTCTACGAGTAATAAATACCTACGTAAATCACGTATATCATCTAGTAGACCTGCCTCGCCAGTGTAAACTGTGCCTGCCTCAAAAACATCCCACCCGTGTTTTTCTGACTGGTGTTCTACTCTATCAAACTTACGTGCGAGCATCATAAAAGCACCAACACCACCACGTCTTTTCCAAGAGTCTCCGTAAGATTCTTCGGCTCTTTTTAAGGCATGGAGGTCTTGTTGAGCGACTTCTCTCATTTTATCAAAATCTGCACTCATATTATTCTCCTTTTTCCGCTAGGTTATTTTTACGCTCTTCTCGTGTGCGGAGCCAACTGAGGCAAGCGGTCTTCCAGTCTACTGGAACTATTTTTTCGCATACTTCGTATGCTTCATCAAATTGGTTAGCTTTATATTTAGAATAAGCTATTGCCATAGGCACTGCTACATCTCTCATACAAGGGTTTTCCCAATTATTTGATGTTTCTAAATCAGCAGGATGATAATTAAAAAATCTATCAAGCTCCCAATCCAAAACTGTGTGGTCTATAAATAGTTTAAAATAAGGGTTATATTTTTCTAGTTTATCGTATGGGTCTATAATGGCTCTGATAGAGTAAGAATCTATAGATAAATCTTTTACTTTGTCCCAAACATTGTTTAAATAAACGTGGAAACTATCACTAATTTGTCTGTACACTCCTACTTCTAATCCTAATCTGTGAGCTACATATTCTTGTAAAACTGACATATGCACCACGTTAGCACCATAGGCTCCCCAAAGCATATCGTTAGACCTATTACAAACAGTCATGTTTAATTTATTAAGTCTGATTTTAAAATATATATTCGTATTACACGGCACGTCTTTACCTTGTTTATCTAAATCATGTATAGCGTCCCACATTTGTAATACGGCACGTCTATCGTTAGGGTCTTTTTTCAACATCTTAACAATAACATCTATTTGGTCTTTAAGAAAATATTCTCTCCATCTTTTACCATAAGCCCCCCATAGAGTTTCACCATCATCTGAAAAATCTTTCATACTAGATACATAATAAGTTAGTGGTTTTAAATCATTTCTACCTGCTAACATCCACATACTTTCTATAAAATGAAAGAAAGGATTTGCATCTCTTTCTTCTATAAGACATACTCTTTCTGTTGGTTTTAAATACACAGTAGTAACAGGGTCAACACATTCTAAAGTTTTACCGTTTCTGCTTTCTATTGTTGAGTAGTTAAGCACAGACTTAAATAAATCCACTCCTCTTAATAATGCACCATTAACATTTCTTGCTTTTATAACTTTCATAATTATTTATCCATCATCACTATTGCAATTAAAGGTAGTGCTATTGCTAATGCAAATACACTAATTAAAATCTTTAAGATTGTCATAATGAATCGTGATATCCTCCCACTATTTCTTCTATTAAAAAATTTATCTCTGACTCATTTAATCCAGGAAGTTTTCTTTTAATAAACGCTACAGCCATTTCTCTTGTTGCTGAAACTTTTAAAAAGAAAGCTACCTCTAAAAATTGAGTATAGTGTATGTCGACTGAATCTCCCCAGTCTTCTATAAGTTGTACGGAATAATCGTTTACTTTACCCATATTTACTTTCTCCATTAATTAAATCCTCTACTATTGGTAAAGAATTTTGTTTATATATAGACCTTGTTCTGCCCTCTCCTTTAAATATCCTAGAGTATTTATCGAACTCACAAAGCCCTCCTTCAATCTCTCTCATTTCATATTTCATATCGTTTCTTTGTAAAATATGTGCGGGAAGTTTTGCTTGAACTATTTTATATAATTCTTGCATTTCTCCTACCCAATCATGGCTACGTTTAGAATAACCTAGTTCTCTACCTATTAATCTATTTAATCCTCGCATAGCTCCTGGACCTGCGTTGCCCCACGTAAGCACGTCTTTAGCGTCTTCTAATAGATAGGTATGCCTTAAATCCGTAACGACCTCGTAAGCCATAAACGGTCCCATGTATGGATAATCTCTAAGTAGAGTCCAAGTATCTTCTAAAGATTTAGTTTTAAAGATTTCTTTTGCTAAATATTCTCGGTCTTGCCACATATGTGATACACATTCAGCAACTCCTGTAACTTTATCCATACCGTTAGGTGTTTTAATTATGTATGCTCCTGTTATCCATTTAGGTTGTTTAGTTATTTCTTCTATGGCTTTCTTCCTATTCCAGTTTTTTAATAAATCGTGTTTAATAAGAGTTCTTCCTGTAGGAATCCAATTAAACCATCTGAATATAACCGTAGCCATGAGGACGTCTGGAGAGTTTTTCATAGGCTCTCTTATATGGGTTTTAAACCACCTAGTTGTTCTGTCGTCTTCTCTAAATACTTGACAAAACTTGTATTCTCGAAGAATTGAATCGCTTGTCCAAGGTGGTGGGAGTTGAGACACCTCTTTTTGCAAACGAATGTTTTCACGTTCTATTTGCCAATAACAATAACGATTCAATTCTTCTTGAATAAACATTACTTCTTCCTTCTAAGTTTTGCTTCTGCTCTACGCTCTTTTCTATTTGCAGGTCTTTTAGGAGTCAAATCAGAATTAGGTACAGCGTTGCTTTTTCTAACATTTTGTAAACCTTTCCAATATTCAGATTCTCTTACTTTTCTACCCATTACTTCTTCCTTAACACCCAAGAACAGTTATTCGCTACTTCTGGATAAAATGTAGCTGCAACAACTCTTAAAAATTGTCTGCCATATCTATTTTCTAGTTTCTTAAATTGTTCGGGAGTCCATCCAATACTAGGCTCTTTCATAGCTTTCTTTAAATTAGGTAATTGGATAAATGTTCCTGTAACGTCAACTATTTCGAAGTTTCTTTCTAACTCGTCTTTTAGTTCTTGGAAACCCCACTCGTATACGTGGTCTTCAGGAAGTTTGTCGTTAGAACCATCGTGGTTAGGTGTAGACACAAAACCCAAAGCTCCAGGACGCATGACCCTAGCTACATCGTCAAGCCACGGAGCTATAAACTCCCTACCCATATGTTCAATAACTTCAGTAGACCAAAAGAAATCTATACTTTCGCCCTGTAGTTTGAATATAGGGTCAACTGTTAAATCTTGGATTACTAGTGTTGGATTAAAATTTTGAAACCATGTAGATTCCATAATCTTACCCCCCGCATTTGACCAATAAGGTAATTCCATTTCACAGGCAGGGTCTATATCAGTACCATAATAAGAAGCTATAACATCTGTCTTTTTAATAACATACGCTTTATATAGACTTCTTAAAGCCCAACATTCACCACAGCCTACTTCAAAAGTGTTAAGCGGTCTGCCTAGACGTTTAGCTTCTTCTATACACATAGAAGCAATCTTATCGAAACGACTCATATGAGCTAACTCATCAGGTCGCCAATTAGCTAATACACCTGCACTAGCTATATCCATTCTTGTATTTTTACTATCGTTTTCGTTTACTAATAGTTTCTTTCTTATTGATGACATATTTTCTCCTTTTTTAAAAAATATTACTTATTTACTTTATCTTACAACCTTATGCAAAGTAAAGGACTTTTACAACTGATAGCAGCGTGTTGTTTTAGGCTCTATTAAGTACAAGTTTTCTTTTGTTCTTGTTACGCCTACATAAAACACCCTATTTTCATCATCAGGGTTTTGTTGATAATTTTTATAAACTCTTGTAGTTATATCTGTTAATAATACAACGTTGGTAGCTTCGCCTCCTTTAGCAGCATGAATAGTAGACAAACGTATACGTGGTTGTTTAGTTATCTTTTCTCCTCTACGTAACATGGCTCTTATATAACTGACTTCTTTAGGACTTAATAATGTAAAAACATCAAACCATTTACCATCAGGTAAGTCAGAAAAATGACTTTTTAAATCTTCGTATTGTAGAGTTATATCACTATCTAACATATCTAGTTTTTTATAATCAGCGACTTTTATAAACTTCAATATATTGGCACATTCATTTAAAGAAATACCCTCACCTTTACGTAATTTTTCCCAATAAAGAACAGCTCTTATTTTAGATTCTGGAATACTTGGTCTACCTTTTACTTCAAAAAACCAACCTTCGTTCCTACAGTAAGCATCAACATCTTCTAATAAATAATTAGTTCTTGCTAATACTAACCAATCCCCTTTCTCCATATTAACTAATTCTATATTCGGCTCCCACCTAACTAATCCTTCTTCTTTTCTAGGTGTCCATTCTTTATAAATTCTAGACCTAACTTGACCTATACATTGTTTTGCTACTTCATGAACGGCTGAGGGGACTCTATAAGATTGTTTTAAAACCATAGCGTTTTTAGAATTTTCTATTAAATAATCAACGTCTGCTCCTGCCCACTTATAAATAGCTTGGTCATCATCTCCTGCTACATATATCTTTTTGGCTTTTTCTGCGAGTTTACGCACCACAGCCCATTGTAGGGGAGATAAATCTTGTGCTTCATCTACAAACATAACATCTAGTTTAGGCACATCTCCTTCAGTTAGAAACTTTTGTAACATATCGGTATAATCTACTAAAAGCCTGTCTTCTTTAAATAAATGCAACCCTCTAGCAAAACGTTCTAGTTCAAACCAACCAACAGCGTCTTCTACTTCATGCCATTGTTGTTTTAATGGTATATCTCTCATTCTAGCTAAGTTTTCTATAAAAGCTAACCTGTCGTCATGGGTCATACCGAACAGATGTCCGTCGTCAGAAGTTGTTCTACCTGTTAGTTTTAAATTAAGTTTTTCGTTTAAATCTTTTATATCTGAATTACTTACTACACTTTCTCTAGTTAATCCTAGTTGTCTAAAAGCTAATGAATGTAATGTTCTAAAATAAGGTAGTTCTTTGTTACTTATACTGAATTTATTCATGGCTCTTTCTTTACCCTCATTCACTGCTTTTTTAGTAAAAGTAAAAAAGCCTATACTATCTGGACTAGTGCCTTGTTCTAATTCATCTTCTATAAGACCAAGTAATGTACTGGTTTTTCCTGTTCCAGGAGGTCCAAGAATTACTTGTGTGTGGTTGGGTAATGTCATATACCTGTCCTAAATGTAAGATTTATTCTTTCTTCTGCCTCTACTATATCAGGTACAGCGTGAGTAGATTTCATCTGGCTATGTCCATCAAAAATTAAAACATCGCCGTGTTCTAATATGTAGGTATCTTCACTTACTACAAAATTTTCTATTTTAGTTTGTATCTCACTAGTATCTGTTTTTTGTTTTATATCGTTTTGATAATGTCGCCATGTAAATACTCTAGGTGCACCAAACGATATTGATACAACTAAATCATCTAATGTAGGAACAGTATCTGAATGGTGGGGTATACCTTTGCCGTCGTTACCATAATAACCACATAAACAAAAAGAAAAGTCAACATTCATGCCGTAATCTCTTAACAACATATGCTCTGTTAAAGTTTTTATTCTAAATATTAAATGATTACTTGACCAAGGACGACCTTCGTATGTTTTACCTGCGTATGAAAATATATTACCGAAGCCTGCAGTACGTCTGCCTAATACTTTATGTCCTTTAAACTCTCGTACCGTTGGCTCATCCCAATCAGTTATAACAGGGTTTTGGTCTTTAAAATATCCTTTTTTAAAATCTATCATAATAAATTATCATTAAAGTCTGGTAAGTCGTGGGGCTCATCTTGTGCTTTAAATTCATCTATATACCATACGTTTATGCCTTTGCCTTTTATGTTAAAAAAGTGAGGCTCTCCGTGTAGTTGTTTTAATTTAGAAGTTAGTTTATTTCTTTGGTATTCTTTAAAATTATTTCTGTGTAAATAATCCATTAAATCTAATAACCTAAAATATGTTTTACCATTGTCTGTCCAAGGTTTATGTAGTAATAATTCATCTCTTTCTCTAGCAGGTCTTTCCGTACAGAAAGCTTCTAATAACTCCATAAAGTGTCCTTCAGTAGAACTTTCTTTAGGCACTTCTACTATGGTTATTGCGTCTAGTAATTGCTGTATTATCTGTCTCCAAACGTTTTCTTTTACTTTAGGTGGTATTTTGTTAAGAGCGTCCATACACTTACGCTGAAACCTATTTTGGTTTAATAAATCGTCTGTTTCTAATTCTAATCTGCCTCCCTCTACATCTAAAAACCATATAGGTGGGTCGCTATCTTGTTTTGTAAGGTTGCTGAATAAAGGTGTGCCACCGTTAGCACCAATACCAAACTTACGAGTTCTACATAAAGGACTATTACAATGACTTGCTATAGGTTGGTCATTACATCTATAAAAATAATCTTTTCTTTGTAATTGTTTACCTACAGTTAAAACTTCTTGTGCACCTAATGGAGGTTGCATATATTTTATATTTATATCTTCTAATCTTTTTTCCCAATCATCTGGAAATTTCTTTCTTAAGAAAACACCTACATTAAACAGCCCTGAGTTTCGTGAGCCTTTAGGGAAACCTTGTACAACAAGGTGTTGTATACACGGTGGTGCTTGGTCTAGCCACTCCATAGTTTCTGTTAATGGACTAGCTTCTAATTTTTCTAAAGCACTAGGACTTAATTCAATATCGTTTATATAATCTAAAAATTCTTGTGGGCTTAATGCTGCTCCATCTTTACCGTAAGCATAACGTGTAGAGTTTTCTCCACCGAAATAAGGCATATTTAACGTGCTACCTCTATCCCCCCTTTCTAATAATAATTGTGTTTGTTTAGGAAATATTTCTGCTTGTCCATAACCGATAGACGCTGCAATCTGTCTTAATTTCCTTTGTAACATCGAAGCTGCTACAGGCTCTTTTAAAAATATGTATATATGAGCTCCACCACTTTTACTACGGCAAAGCACTAAAGGAAGCTCTTGTTTAGCAATCTTTATAGCTAAATCTTTTAAATCTAATTGGTATTCATCTACGTCTATGGCTCCCCATACGCAGTTATTATGTTCATCTATAGGAACTATTCCCACACTTTGATGACCAGACAAATGGTCTTCCCATAACTTTAATAAATCGTTATCAGATAACTCTTTAGATATCGTTATGTTTTTACCACTTGCCTTTCCATCTTCTCTAGTTTCATTGCTAGCTGTAAAAGTTCCGTATGCCTGACGTAGTCCTGCATAACGTGTAGCGAACTCCCTTGCTAACGACATGATTAAATTATCGTATCGTCAACAACGTCGTTCTGCTGTTCTTGTTTTACATCAACATCACCAGACCTAGCTGCAGACATAAAGTCTTTAGCTATTTGTGCTACCTCTAAAGCTGTAGCACCTTCTTGGTTTACGCTATAAGCGTTCCAACTACCTTTATCATTCGATTGAGTGGTAGTAGTAAGTTTATAGGTATACGCGAACATAGGAGCTTCTACAGACTCCCCTTTAGAATTTTGTACTCTAGCCATTCTTAACATAGTTAACCACTTTCTAGCTACTCCTAATTGAGTAGAAGTAAATGCAAGAACTGCTTGCTGTGTGGTTTCTCCATCAGTAACAAGAATAAAGAATTGAGCAGTTTCAACTATCTCATTTCCATCACTTGTGTAGTATCTTCTTGTTTCAGGGTCTCTAGTACATTTAGATAATATAGAAATATCGTGGTTAGCGTTTACTAATCCACCACCTTTTTCTCTAGGAATCCATTCTATATACTTTTTATTATAAGCACATGGAACAATAGATATTCCTTTCTCGCCGTCGTAGGCTTCGCCAGTAACGGTGTTAAACAGGTCTCCTGCTTTGGCACCTTCTACATAACTGCCGTGTTGTCGTTGTAATTGTGGTGACATAGGTTGTAAAACTCTAATAAAAGGGATTGCAAAATCCTCTGTAGTAGTGTCTTCTAACCCAGTACCGCCTGATAGTAAAGTATCGTCAAAAGTGCTTATAGCGTTTGACGGTGCCTCAACTATTTTATTTTCTTCTGCCATAATATTAATCCTTCTTAATAGTAGCTTTAGTACCTATGTAGATACCAAAGGGCTCGGTTGGTATATCGTTCCCACTAGTAAACTGCTCTTTTACAAAAGCTTTTAATGTACTAGGGTGAACACTCTGACGTACTTGTGGTGATAACCCTCTAGCTTGTAAGGCTGAGACTGTTTCGTCAACAACTGTACTTTCTTCACGTCCGAACTTTAAAAGAACCTCGTTCTTTATAAGCCCTTCATGACCGTTAGCCGTTAACCACTCGTACGCTTTTTCTTGGTTTGCTTTCGATATATGAGCGTTATAAAACTCATTAATAGAGATATTCTCTCCTGTACTAAGCTTTATTTGAGTCAAACCTGCTGCTTGCATAGCGTCAGGTAGTTCTTGCTCCGAAGTCAAACGAAGTTCTTCTTTTTTAGCTTTTAAGTCAGCTTCTAACTCTGCTACTTCTGTAGCTAGTTGAAGTTGTTTATTAGCTAAAGCAGAAACTATAGAAAGTTCTCCATCAGAAACATCAGTGTCCCATTGCTGAGCATCTGTATTTCCGACAAGTTCTTCAAAAGTTGGTTTCTGATTCATCTATTTCTCCTTTCTGGTGTAAATCGATATCAACGGGATAGTATAAACCTTCCTGCCTATCCCACTTTAATATACTATATCTACCTCTATTATAAAATGCAGCGATAGAACACGCTACGCCTATGGCGGCAGGGTCGCCAATTAAAAGTAAGTAATCCCCTTCCTTGTAGTCCTGTAGGAGTTTCTTCATTCTACGAACAGAAGGAGAGGCACTTAACATTATTTGAGTATTAGAAGGTAACAAAACTTCAAAATCACCATACTGTCTAGCAGAGGCAATATTTCTACCTTGAACTTCTTGTACGACATATACTGTCATTTGTTTTCTCCTTTCTTATTTCTAGAAATTAAATAATATATACGAATAAGGACAAAGTAAAGTTATTAGTTATATGTTTTTTAAAAAATAAATTTTTTACAGAAAAAAATTTTTAAGATTTACTAATATTACTAATAAACTAATACTGACTTTAAAAAATCTCAGTGTTTTAGAGATTATTACAATATTAGATTTCAAAAAGTCAGTATTAAAAACAGAGTGATTCTATTAGAGGGCATGAGAAAAAGTTTTAAGTTGGGCTATAAATAATATAGTTTGTAATATATAATCTCACTCAGAAATTAGAAAGTTAATTATGAGTGAAATTAAATATAAGTTTAAAACTAAGCCGTATGAGCATCAATTAGAAGCGTTAAAAAAGTCTTGGAATAAAAAAGAATACGCTTATTTTATGGAAATGGGAACGGGTAAATCCAAAGTTCTTATTGATAATATAGCTATACTTTATGATAAAGGCGGGATAAATTCTGCAATTATTGTTGCTCCAAAAGGGGTGTATAGAAACTGGTCAGAAAAAGAAATACCTACTCATATGCCAGACCACGTAGAAACACAAATAGCTGTGTGGAATCCTGCACCTACTAAAAAACAAAAAGAAGAATTAATTAAATTATTTACTCCTAGTGATGATTTAAAAATATTAGTAATCAACGTTGAAGCTTTTAGCACTAAAAAAGGAGTAGCTTTTGTTGAAAAATTTATATTAGGACATTTACCGTTAATAGCAGTTGACGAATCAACGACTATAAAAAATCCTAAAGCACAAAGAACTAAAAATTTATTGAAGTTAGCTATCAATACTAAATACAGGAGAATACTTACAGGATTTCCTGTTACGCAATCACCTTTAGATTTATACAGTCAAAGCAGTTTCTTATCTCCTCAATTATTAGGGTATGCGTCTTATTATTCTTTTCAAAACAGATACGCACAATTAATTAATCGTAAAATGGGGGCTAGGTCGTTTAGGCAAGTTGTAGGTTATCAAAATTTAGATGAATTAAGTAAAAACGTAAATGAATTTTCTTATAGAGTTTTAAAGAAAGACTGTTTAGATTTACCAGATAAAATATATCAACGTAGGGAAGTAGAATTAACTCCTGAACAAAAGAAAGTTTATAAACAATTAAAAGATTATGCTATTGCAGAATTAGATTCACATGAAATAGTTAGTGTAACTTCAATACTTACACAAATATTAAGATTACACCAAGTTGTTTGTGGTTTCGTTAGACATGATAATGGTGAAGAAGTAGAAGTTAAAAGCAACCGTTTAGATGAACTATTAAATATTTTACAAGAAGTACAAGGTAAAACTATTATATGGGCTAACTATCAATACGATATAAAAAGAATATTAAAAACATTACAAGAAATAACAGGCACTGAAAGTGTAGCTACTTACTATGGTGAAACACCTGACGAAGAACGTCAAGAAATTATACGTAGGTTTCAAGACCCTAATTCACAATTACAATATTTAGTTAGTAATACCCAAACAGGTGGTTATGGTATTACTCTTACTGAAGCAAGTAATGTAATTTATTATAGTAATAATTATGATTTAGAAAAACGTTTACAATCTGAAGACCGTGCTCATCGTATAGGTCAAACTAATAAAGTAACTTATATTGATTTAGTTGCTAAAGGCACTGTAGATGAAAAAATTGTAAAAGCTCTTAGAAACAAACTCGACCTAGCACAAGAAGTATTAGGCGATGAAAAATGGAAAGACTGGATTAACTAGCCATTCTAGCTTTTTGTAAAACTTTTAAAGCTTCATCATGACTCATTAAAGGTCCACCACCCTTTCTTGAAACAGGAGGCACATTTTCTTTCTTCTTCATTTTTTCATACAGTCGATAAGAAGGAGAAATATTTTTTAATTTTGACAAATCTATATCAGACATAATTCTGCCTGTATTAGGATTTTGTCTACCCGTATCTAATAATGCTGCTAAATCTTTATTAGATAACGTTCTTCCGCTTTGTCCATGTAAATCCATGAAAAACTCTAGGTCTTTATCAGACAAACTTCTACCTTCTTGTGTTTGTAAACTATCCATAATCATCTGTCTTAATATATCAGCATCTGAATTAGAAAGTGTTCTTTTATTAGTAAGGTCAAGACCGTCTTTAGCATACAAAGGTCCACCCATATTCATCATTTGTGGTTTTTGATTACCACTAGACATTAACATAGCTTTAGCTGTATCTAAAACATCTACAGCTGCACCTATATCGCCTTGTGTTCTACCTACAACAGCTTCAGCTAACATAGCAGCGTCTTGTTCTAAATTCATAGGAGGCTGTTCACCACCCATTTCAGGTTCCATAGGCATAGGAGGAGGTCCCGACATTTCTGGTTGAGGCATAGGGGAAGGTGCCATTGGTGCTGATGCTCCACCACCCATAGGTGCTCCACCTTGTGGCATCATACTCGCAATACCTGTTAATTTTTCATTAGGGTCCATAGTTATCTCCTTGGTCTAAATGCTCGTTGGAACATCTGTGTTGTCATTGTATCACCTTGTTCGCTTTGCGGCAACCTCATGATACCTTTATTTAATGAACTGTTCTTTAAATATTTACCTTGATTAGCAAAAATTGCATTATTTCTATCAGGTCTATCTGGAGGTAGTTCATCTGGTTTTTCTATAGTTTTATTATTCGGGGGTGGGGGAAACATTCCAGGAGCCATACCAAAGCTCGCAGGACTTATTCTTCTACTTAACGCAGGTGCACCACTATCCGTTG